ATAGCTCTGGTGGCATTCTGTAGTTCATAAGGGTTAACCATCTGCTCCCCTAACGCATTAAACATAGCCGTCGGCATTAAAGATTCCATTGTTCCATACTTATTAATAAAGTTCTGCCTAGTCTGGTCTGTTATTAATTTATTAAGTTCATCTATTATAGTGTCTGACGGTAGTGCCATATTAAGAACGTCTTAAATAAAATCTATTAGCGTCTTTTCTCCTCATTTTAATAACCTTAGCTCCCTTAGAAGTCACAGACTGTTCCTGAATATAAAAAGACTGAATTGCCGAATTTAAATCATTTTTAAATAAATTGGCAGTCTGAAACTCCCCCATTTTTCTGAGTGCTGGTATAGCCGCCCCCATTACCAACAACTTGTGAAGCTCCCTTGGAAGCTTCTCTGGTATGTGAGAGTCATCTGTCATAAGAGGGGGCCTCTCTATATACATTATTTTAATTCCCTCTGGAATTGTTTCTTTTGGAATACAATCCTCTGGAAACTCTATTGCTAATTGGTAATGTCCCTCGTCAGAATTAAAAATCTGCCTCTCTATATACCTTGGCGCAGAAGAAGGAACCTCTTCTTTTCCAACCAACAAATAGTCATTTGGTTCTATAGGGTATGCTCTTGTATACTTTGTATCTGTTGGATGAAGGTATATAAAAACAGACTCTATTGCTAATAAGTCCTTAGCGTCTCCTCCTAGAGTATAAATAGCCTGACCCGCTATTGCATCAGTAGTTGCAGTAGACGAAAACCTACCCTTATTAGCAAGGGCGTACCACTTATAAACATCTTCAAAGGCTTGGTTAATCCACCTATCAACCTCACCCTTTGTAACAAAACCAGGCACAAATGATTCCGTAGTATCATCATACTGGTTTATCATTGAGCCAACATCATTTCTTAATTCCTCGAGGGTCATTTTCTATAATTGTCATTTAACTTATCTATTTTACTATATATATTCAACTTTGTCAATAGGAGTTACTAAGTTGTTGCAACCTGCTTCCAGTTAGTTCCGTCAAAAAACACCAGTTTACCAGTAGTAGTATCAAAGGCCTGAGAGCCCGCCTTAATTGGTAGTACACTAGTTCCATAACGACACTTAACAGAAATACCATCTATATAAGAAGTTCCACTACTGTGGTAACCCTTTACATTAACCTCTATACCTGTTAGGAGATACGTTGGGGTAATTGTAAAGCCAAAGTTCTTATATGTCTGATAAGAGGTCTTATTAGAACCAAGCGTAATCTTTAACCTAAAACTTGTGTCATCTACATCATCTCCATTCCACGTCATAAGACCCCATAACTCTGTTCCAGAAGCACCAAAAGATACTATCCCATTTGAAGAAGGAAGAGTCCCCTCTAACTCATTACTCCACGTAGTACCACCATCTTTAGAAAGTTTCACATAAACCTTGTTATCATTTGCCGGTGCTGTTGCATAAACAGAGTCTTCTTCATAAGCCTCCTCTGGGTTAGTAAGTCCATAGTGAGTTGTTTTAGTTAAGTCGGCCGTACCTGCACTGTAGTTCTCGGCACCATCTCTTGCCCAAGCCCTATAGTAGTAGGTGGTTCCTGCACTTAGCCCAGTGTCCGTAACTGTAGTCCCGGTTCCACTGTAAACACTAGTACCTTCTCCAGGCCCAGTTGGGTAGGCCCCAGTAGCCCTTCTTATTACTGTGTATGTACTCCCAATTCCTTTAACCCATGACAAATCTATGGTTGTTTTTCCCGTGACAGTTCCTAAAAAAGATGTTACCTTGCTTGGTTGCGTCCTAAATGCCACATCACTTCCATAAGATGTTCCGTATGCATTTGTTGCAAATGCCCTATAGTGATATGTGGTTGCAGCTGACAGTCCAGTTATATCTTTTGTATAAGAACCTGTCGTTCCAGAAACTACCTGCTTATTACTGGCAGTTGTGGGGTTTTCGCTAATACTATAACACACTCCCCTTTCTGTTATTGTAGAACCATTGTCTGCTGTAACATTTCCACCAAGTGTTGCTGTTGTATCCACTAAGTTTGTAACCCCGGTGCTTGTTACAGATGGCGCAGCTGACAACGTTTCAAAAGACGTCTGACTTCCATAAGAAGTCCCAGCCTCGTTTGTAGCATAAGCTTTTACATAATACGTTGTCTTTGCCGAAAGAGAGGTTGCGTTATAAGAATAAGCCCCGGTAGTACCGGCCACGGTTTGTTTAATAACCCCGCTACCACCAATAACTGGGTTAGTTGTAGTTGAATACACAAAACCTCTCTCTGTAATAGCCGAACCGTTGTCAGCATTTACGCTTCCATTTAAGGTTGCAGAAAACTTATCTATGTTAGTTACAGCATTGGTAGTTACCGTTGGCGCACTATAAGTAGTTGCCTGAGTAACAACATTTCCATAACCAGTTCCAGCGGAGTTTGTTGCGTAAGACCTTACATAATACGTAGTTCCAGCAGACAGCCCAGTTATACTTGTTGAGAACCAGCCTGTTCCAGAACCAACTACCTTGTAACTATCAGCCAATGTTGGGTTTGATGTGGTACTAGAGTAACAGAAACCTCTTGATGTTACTGTTGCATAACCATCTCCAGTTACTGTTCCACTTGCGGTAAAAGAAGTATTGTTTACATTTGAACATGCATCTGTAGAAACGCTTGGCACTACTGGAATAGCGTCTAACGAAGCCGTTCCACTAGCACTACCATTTCCAAGAGAAGTTCCAGTAACAGAACTGAAAGAGATTGTAATATTGACTGGTGCATTATGGTATACCGTTACAGTCCTACTTCTTACAAAACATTTAATAGGTGCAGTTCCAACAGGCCTCAAATCAAACGCAAAGTTTCCGGTGTTAGAATCCCCGTTTATAGTCTCCGTAACAGAGTGGGAGAGGTTGTATGACCCCCAAGAAGCATTAAGTTTTTTATAATAAATGGAAGCTTTTACGTTATGATAATTTGGACCAGTAGCAACCACCTCCCAATATATATAGGGGTATGCAACTGCTGTTGCTACTCCACTAAAAGAACCATTTATTGTACCACTAGAAGCCATTTTTTAATCTGTTTAATTTATTCTGTCCCAGAAGGGAACTTAAAACCAACTGCCGTTGGCGGAACTGGTAAGTTTGCGGTTGTATAAGACACGTTGGCAAGCGGGGATGTTAATTCCAAACTCCCCTTAATACGCAGATACTCACCGTCCCAGTTCATGTTGTTGCCAGCCGGGTCTCCTATAGAAAACTTATAATCACTTCCACTATATCCTATAAAGTACCCAGTACCAGTCATAAAGTCTGTCATACCACCCTTAACACTTCCGCTAAATACAGCCTCTCCTGTTGCCAGTATTTTAACATTAGCATCGGCCAAAGACTGGTTAGCCTGTGTTGCATACAAACCAGTGTTGTTAATCAAAACACCAGCACTTGACGCCGTTCCGTCGCCAACCGTATCTGACGTTCTAATGACAGCACTCGTTTGTAATTGGAACTCTGTATTCTTTATTACCCCACTACTAAACTCTGGAGGGTCACCATTGACTGGAAGGTTAAACACCTGTCCAAGTACTGGGTCGTATCCTCTCAGTCCCGCAGTATCCATAACAACGCCAGCCTCACCAGCACCAACGTTTCTACCTGTTAATATCTTTCCTCCATAAAGCCTGTCACTTTCTATTGTGAATCCACCAATCTCTCCTCTGGTTGCATATAAAGAGCCATTCATGTCTAGTCTAAATGGAGCATCTTCATAATTCTTAGCCCCAACCCATACTCCTGTCTTATCTGCGTTAAATGTATTGTCACCACTACCTATATTGATAACACCACCAATAATATTTCCATCATAAACTGTAAGCCCCCACTCTGTGGTCCCTAACTTACCAAGCCTTACCTTCTCGGTTCCTCCATTATCTCTAACACTAATAGTTCCTATAAAAGCACTGGTACCAACCCTATCCTTCATTATTCCCTGACCGCCTGTTGCTGGCGTTCCGGCATGTGCAGATGCCTCCAGGGTTCCAACCAAAGAATCATACTTACTAGTGTCTGGTGTTATGAAACCTATGTCAATCGCTTTTCCCCTACTGTCAAATATTCCTGATATCATTAAACTGAAAAGTTCATATTATTCCCAATGTATCTAAACTGTTGTGTATATCCAAGCAACACCATGTTAACCCCAGAGTCTGCATTGGAAAACTCATAGGATACAGTTCTTGCCCTTAAACCTTTTATAGTAACCCTGTCTAACTGGAATTCTGTTCCACTAATTGCATCTAATTCAACCCTAGTACTTGTAGAGCTTGTTATATATGGCTCGTAATTATTGGTTCCGTTCTTAGCTATTTTAACAGTCATGTAATGCCCAGTTCCGCTAGAAGGCCTACATGTAATAAGTAAGTTATCAAGAACCTTCTCATTCTCTGGCATATCAAAGTTAAAGTATTTACTTCTAACCACCATCTCAATTGGGCTTCCATTAGCAGTATAACTATAATCTTTCTGATAAACCTTTGGACGGTCTTTGTCTATAAACAATAACCTCAGATTTCCATCACTATTAATAAATTTAGACCATAAACCAACTGGATAGTCGGTTAAGAAGTACCATGCATCTCTATAAGTATCAAACACTATTACCACATTAGAAAGAATTTCGTCATCGCCAGGAAGCATTCCAACCAAATCTCCAACAGCAAACATATACTTACCCTCAAAACCAACAGCTGGAATAGTATTCCACACAGAACCGTCTATTAATCTCCAGAGTGAGTTGGTTGCCCAGTTTGTAATAGGTATTGAAATTAATTCTGGAACATCTTTTCCATTAAACCTAAACACTCCGTCCCTATTAACCCAATACAAAATTCCATTTATTTCTCTTATAGACCAGTGGCTAGTACATCCTATCTTTCCAATAACTCTTACCTCTAATGTAAGAGGGTTAAATAGATTCATTTCCTCCTCGGTGAAGAATATTATATTTCCCTGAAATGCGGTAATACCCGTTATTGCATCATTTGCGGAAAACAAAAGGCTAGTTGTTGCATACGTGTCGTAGTTTTCTAGCGTTGGAATATAAAATGTATTACTTCCGGCCATTGTATATACTACATCTGTTGGGCCGTGTGTTCCAGAAAGATTAGCCACAAATATCTTGTCATCTAAAACAGCTAAATATCTTCCCTTTATTTCAGAACCATTATTATCGCTAGCAACACTAGTAAGAGTTGTTCCATCTGTATACTGTAAACCATCTTCCGGGTTTACAATATAAGCCAAACCACCCCTATTTACAGCGGTACACTTTGACCCAGGCGTAAGGGTGTCACTTATTAAACTTGGTGTAGAACCAGTATATTTATAAAGTTTTCCGTTAGTAACCGCCAACTCAGTATAAACGCCAAACTCGTCTAAATATGAATGAAGTAAGTCTCCAGTACCAGTCGTATCTAAATTAACCCCAAACTGAGTATAACCACCGTCCTTACTTAAAGAACCAATCTCGTCATAAGAAACATTCTTTAAATATGTAAAGTCTTTATCGTCCATTAAAAATGGACTTAGGGACTGCTTCATAGAACCGGTGAGGTCATATCTCCTCATCATTAACAAACTCGTTGAATTATTCTGTAGAGCCATTAAACTTTTCTAATAAAATTATTTGCTGAAGATGCCTTCTTGTCCACCCACTCGCTAGTTGTAGTGGTATCATTGTTAGTATATATTGTACCATATTCTACAGATTTGTCAACCCATGGTTTCCAAGTTCCTTTAGTATAAAGCCCCCTTACACTATCTGCAGGTATACAACCAGTTACATAAATAGCCCTCTCGGAGGTATCAGAGCTACCACCACGCGTGTATAAAGACCTCTCAGAACTATCACCTGAGATACCAAGTGTATAAATAGCACGTTCCGAAGAGGCGATAATACCCCCACGTACATAAAGTCCTCTCTCCGAACTATCTTGGTCGGAACCCCAAGTGTACAAGGGCCTCTCACTACTAGACGCTAATTGTCCACGAGTATATATACTTCTTTCACTGTCCTTTATATCAATACCTGATAAATAAATGTTTCTACTACTACTTCCTACATCGGAACCTATTGTATATAGTCCTCTCTGGGACCATCCCTGAATACTACCTATTGAGAAAATGCCCCTTTGTGAACTGTTTGTATTAACCCCTTTTGTATAGAGTGTCCTATTTGAGAAGGTTTGTATAGAACCCCTAGAGTAAATCCCTCTCTCACTACCTGCTGTTGCAATACCTTTTGAGTAAATGTCCCTTTGTGAGAATGAAGTTGAAATACCTTTGGTATACAACCCTCTTTCTGAATCATCTAAAACTGACCCCCTTGTGTAAATCTGTCTTGTTGAACTATTGGTAGAAATACCTTTAGAGTAAATGCCCCTTTGTGAGAAAGACCCTAAAGTTCCCCTAGTGTAAACATTTCTACTAGAGCCATCTGTAGATATTCCCTTTGTGTAAACCTGTCTAGTAGAACTGCCTGAAATGGCACCCTTACTATACAATCCCCTTTCGGAACTGCCCGTACTCTTACCACTTGAATATATATTTCTATTGCTAAAGTCGTTACCAACTCCACTCGTATACAATCCTCTCTCACTACTACCAGTATTCTTACCTTTTGTGTATAGTCCTCTCTCGGAACTGGTGTCTGTGCCACTACTCTCTGTGTAATATACTTTTATTTGAATGTGGTCTACATAAGCAGTACCAGAAGCATTATGGACGAGTATATTATTAGCAAAAAAATTGTGATTTTTACTAACCGATAAGTCCCAAACTATCTCATCATAAACATTATCTACACTTATGCTTTTAATTATTCTTTTGTCCAAATTCACGTCCACCAGGACGTCTTCTGGTTTTAAATCCTTTACCGCTACCCAATTTTTGTTTGCGTAGAATAAGTGATTACCTGTTGCCTTAATAAAGTTTTTATCATCTAGCCTTATGGTGTATAGTTTATTTTCGGCACTATGTATATCTCTCGATAAAACATCAACAACAGTATCCTTTTCCACGAGACCGGATTTCTCGTTAAAACTGTATATTTCTTCGCCAAGTGTAATGTCAGAAATTTTTTTCTGTCCTATTATAGTTGTAATTTTAGTATTTTTTTCTAAGCACGGAGGAGCAGAAGGTGTTGCTCTTAATGCTACTGCCAATACTGCTCCAAAACTACTGCTGTTGATATCTGTTGGTGTCCATGTTTCTCCCCATAAGTCCAACGAGCCACCATAAGAAACTGTGGTATCTTGACTGGAGGGCCAGTTTATAGATGTGTCTGCCTTATTAGAAGTACTAATACTCCCATCTGATTTTACCAGTTTAATCTGATTATCTCTTGCATAGGGAGGGTTGGGAAAAGTACCTTGATTTATAGCATTTCGTTCAATTCGTAATTCAATTCCATTTATTGTTGCCCCAGTAGGGATAGAAAATCCAAAATTGGTTGCCTTTAAATAATGGGAAATGACTTCTGTCGTAGAAGCCGATGTTGCCCAGGCACCATAATCATCACTTGCCTTTGCGTTACTAGGATTACTCCAAGCAACAGTCCCTACACTGTCGTCATCTACAACTGTTCCTGGACTTTTCCAACCTGTATCACTCATAATCTAAATAATCCTAAACTTAAAAGTAAAAAGAAGTAAGCAATGTAATCTCGCAGAAAATACAATGCCTCAATCCCCACAATTATTCCTAATCCTAAAAGTATTTTATTTTTCATTCTCTATACGTTTAATATTAACATGACATTTGTCGGGGTCTTTTTCACTTACATAAAGTTGTACCTTAAACTCTGGGTATATTGCTTCCATACAGGTATAGTGTTCGTAGTTTTGTCCAGTTCCCAAAACGTCTCCAGAAAATAATCTGAAGCAATTATAGCCAATAGGGACTTCCCCATTGAACTTGTTTTTCTCGTTTGGTAAATGGTAGTGTCTATTGCCTACCTTAGTTTTACAGTAAAGAGACATGGATGTAATCTTTAACCCATTGTCTTTTAGATATTTTTGAAGTTTCCACCAGGGAGAATCTTCTCCTGCCACTTTAGACAGAATACCTTTTCCCTCTGTTAAATTCTCTCCGTTGGAAAGCCCAACAACAAATTTTACTTTTTCTTCTGGTATCATAACCTCTCCTCAGATGTTATAAACTAAATTGTGATACTACTGATATGTAAACGAGAACTTTACTTTGTTCGCACTCTGTGTTCCAACTGCACTAGGACTTACACTTATTAAAACATAGAAGTCATGTGAAGTTGCTCCTGTTGACTTATCATTTAAGGTCAAGGCACTACCACTCCCATCTGCATTTACCCATGTGCTATCGCCTTGCTCTGCTAAGTAAACATCAAGATTTGTTGGTGCTGTTGTTTCTGTTGTTCCATTGTAAGCAAACATTTTAACATTTGTTATTGTTATGTTTGAATCATAGGAAACATTAATCTTAAGTGGACAGTTTGCCGTAGTTACTGTACTAAGTGATACAGAACCACCTCCAACATCTACCGTACTAGATGTTAAATACTTACTGTTCTTTGGCGAATTTGCCGAAGAAACATTCACACCTGTTGAACTTCTAACGTGAGTTCCTCCGTTGTATGAACCTACAGTAATAGGATTGTCAAACGTACCGTCTGAGAACTGAATCAAATCAGTCGCCCCAATGGTCGTAGCAGTTGTCCCTTGTAGATACCAAGTTTGCGTTAATGCCATTTTTGTATCTTAAATAAACTTAATAATCTAATATCAACCACGCACTGTTTGCACCGTCCGTAGTTACATCAGCTGTTACCTTGATTGTTTCAAAAGTATCCTTCGGGTCCATTGTAAGAAATCCACAGCCATTGGTGTTTAAGACTAAACTTGAAACTCTTGTTTCTGTCTGAGTATTTGTATTACTTATATTACTTATCCACTTGTTGTATGCCGTCTCATTTCCTTCCACTCCAACCACTGCCGAAAAAGTTGTACTCCCAGCTGTATGACTTGCTCTCTTACAAAAGAGAACTACCTTTTTAGCGCCAAGTATGTTTATAGCACCAGATACCTTATCTGCAGTCTCTCCTTCAAATAGTTTTATTACTCTTCTCATTTTATTGTCCTATGTCAAATTAAGCTATTGTATGTACTCTATATGTAATAAATACATCTAAAGTTCCTGCTGCCTCTCCTGGTTGTGTTAATGCTGTACCTGCTAAGTTAAGTGTACTATTTGCAGTTAATTTAACATCTGCTGCACTTAATGCGTTTACATAAGCTATATCGTCTGCTGTGTCCTCAAGTAGGTCTGCACCTGCTATAGCTGCACTTACTGCTGTTGTACCCTGCCTTATTACGTTATCGTCACCACCACCTGTATAGGCTGCTCCGTTAAATTTGTATGATAAAACTGCACTTACAAACTCTAGTACCTTGCCTGCTCCTGGTGCTGCTACTAAAACTGCACCTGCTGTATGTCCAATACAACCTGCATCAGTTCCAACAATCTCGTCTGCTGTTAGTGTAACCTTGGCAGTTTGTAAAACACCTTCATCTATTTTTGCAGATGTTACTGCATCATCAGCAATCTTTGCTGTTATAACTGCATTTGCACCAATCTTACCACTTGTTACTGCATCATCAGCAATCTTTGCTGTTATAACTGCATTTGCACCAATCTTACCACTTGTTACTGCAAGATTGCCGATTTTTCCTTCGGTTACTGCTAAGTTTGCTAATTCGGCCTCTCCAATTGAACCTGCTGTAGCTTGTATATCTCCTTTAATTGCACCTGCGGAGTTGATTATCTCTACTCCGTTTACTTTGAGCCCGCCACAATCTATTGCTTGGCTTGTATGAAATCTATCTGTTGCCATTTTTATGTTTCTAAAATATTAACTAATCTGTTTTCCTCTATTTTCCCGTAGAGTCAACTTAGTTTTTCGGGTTGGCGGAGTTATACTCCTCCGCCATGAGTGTTGTCATTGGACATGACACTTAACTCTCTATAATCATTCTCATTAAAGTTGCGCTTCTTACAATTACAACTTACACACAATGGCTGTATGTTACCAATCGTGTGAGTACCACCCTTGCTGATTGGTTTAATATGGTCCATTGTAAGTTTAATCTCTGGTTCGCTTCTTCCACAACATAGGCATGTATAGTTGCAAGCTGCCTTTAATCTCTCCCACGCCTCAAAAGTTACGCTTCCATCTGAGGTTGCCCTCTTTTCGTGTTTTCTCTTTCTAGTCTCAAAGGGGTGAAGCCAGGGATGCTCTTTTCTGTATAAGTATGTGTAACACTTGGAACTACACACCTTTTGGTCAGACCTGTTTTTTACAAAACTCTTACCACAGAACTCGCAAACACCCTCTTCTTTTGGTCTTCTTCTCCTCCTGTTCTTTTCGTCATCGTGACACCTCTTAGAACAATACTTTTGACAGTTACTATTTGGAGTATACTCAGAACCGCAAACCTTACATTTTCTTAAAGTGCTAAGTGCCATGTCCAATGATTTTACAACTTAGTTAAGATGTGTAAGTACTCCCATCACCTGCGCTCCCTACGATTCCGTACCAGCCCGAAATACCGTATGCGTATACGTCTGCTACCTTAGCATACATAACGTCAGTATCTTCATCTTCCCATGCTTTAACTTCGAAGTTCTGAAGCTGTTTAAACTTCAAAAGCTTCTTAGCAAACGATGGGTCAATTAAGAAGTATCTCTTGTCATAAGTTACCCTGTCAGTAGAAGTTGTTTCACCTCTATTGTAGGCAAATCTCCATGAGATATATGGGTTAACCAACACGTCTACATTCCTACCTTTGAAGTAGTTTACTGATTCGTCTACACTTCCAGGAATCTTATCACACTCTGCTATCTGTAATGCTACCTCCCTATTATAAGGAGTTACCATTAACATAAGCTTACTCTCTAGTCCGATGTTAAGAGGAATACCCTTGTTGGAGAATACCTCATACATAACATCTTCTAAGTCCTTTAATGCATCATAAGAAAGTCCGTCCTGAACTCCGTCCAAGAATGTGTTTCTCTGAGCTGCTCCACCATCTTTTCTTGGATGTTGAACAGAAATCAAAGGCATACCATCACCATATAAAACGGTGTTGTCAAATGCATTTCTAAATACTGAGAAGGCGTTTATATCCCTTCCCTGAGCTGCTTTTCTTGCAAGCTCTCTCGACATATCCTCTGCTTGAGCGATACTATACTGGTCTACTTTGTTAAGTAAACTAGAAATAGCCATCTTTCTCTTATAAGTGTTTAGCTCATATCTCCAGGTGTACCCTATTAAGAGTTCATCTTCTGGTGATGCGGCTGATTCACCTACTAGCTCGGGATAGTCAATGCCAGACCAACTTGAGTCGTCCTCAAAGAGTTTGTTTGTGGTTTCAACTGAGAATACTTTATTATATAATGATTTAATCATTACATTGTCAGCTTCCTCTTGAATCCAAACCTCAACTCCTGGTGCGGTTAGTTCTGGGTATGTTGTTGTCATCATAGCCATTGCTATCTAAAAATCAAAATTAATTATTAAGCTTGTACAGCTCCGTTAGTTTGGTTTTCTACCAACTTAACATCTACAAAATTACCTTTACCAGGTTGTCCTACAATTAAGAACTGTAGTTGATTTGTTGCGTGAGTATTACTCTCGTCGAGTTTTCTCTCGTCTGTGGTTAATACGTCTATGTAGTAACCTACCTTATTAGAACCGGTTGTGGTTCCTAATGCTGCATCTGCCTCTGCTCTTATTACGTCTCCAGGTAATATTGGTTCGACCAAAGCCTGAACCTTCTTGTCTGTTACGTTGTCTGCAGCAGCGGTATATGAAACGCCTGCTGTCAAAGTACCGTCGTAATCTCCTGGGAGAGCATTCTCTAATGGTGTACTACCACCAAAAGCTACAAACCCTTTACATATTCCGTAAATAGGGTCTGATACTTCGTCTGCTCCGTCGACTCCAGTAGCAACTACCTTAACAACACCACCGTTGAATACGGTTGCACTGTTTATTATTGGCCACTTTTCTAGGGGTCTACTTGATGCACCATCTGCATATTTTATAATTTTCATTATACAAATGTGTTAAATTATCTATTTCTTTGTGCCAATCTCTCGGCGTATTTTCTTCTTAACTCATTGACTGCTTCTCCTTTGAG